CAGGTCCTTGTCTGTTATACTGTGCAATCTTAGCCGCTACTAAGTAGATTTTCTGAGCTAGTGCTCTATGTCTATCTAGGTAGTTACCAGCTGTATTGTTTTCTGTGTCTAGGTTCCAGTTATGTAAGAAACTTAGTTGAGTAGGAACAATATCACCAATAAAGTTTAATAGCTCTCTGTCAATTTCGTAGTTCATTTCCATAGAAGCTACTTTAACAAGTTCTGATTCAACATCAATCTTGTGGTAAGCTTTCATGTCCTGTTCTGCTTCTTTTGTCCATCTAACTTTTAACTTTCGTTCTGTTGTTTCAACAGGTTGTGAACCAATAGAGAATTCCATTTCAGGTATCTTAGAAGAACCTTCCATATCATAAACTAAATACGCAACAATTTCGTCAGCCGCTTCCCAAGGTGAATTAACAGCAGCAACATCTTTTAACATTATGTCACCAGAGTCAACATCATAACCAGCGTTTGAACCTGGAACAGCGAAGTCAATTGATGCAGCTGTTTCATCTAAAACAGTTGTAAAAGCAGCCCCAGTTGTCTTGTTAAAAACTTCAATTCTTTTAACTACAAACTCTTTTGGGTCTGTACCTAGGAAGTCTTTTATTCTATTACCAGTTGCTACAGATGTGTTTCCACCAGTTGCCGCTATTGTTCCTTCGAATGGACCAATTTTCTCTGAACTGTATAGTGCAGCGAACCCAGGACCTTTCTTAGAAGTTTGTGCAGTACCACTGTACTCATCACCACTAATTATGTTTCCTTTTGTATCAGTAAACTGATAAGCGATGTTATAAATAACACCTGTTCTTGCCTGAATAGGTTGAACAGAAACTAATTGATTTGCGATAAGACCAGGCATTACTCTTCTAATTACAGGGAATAAAACTTTTGGTATTACATTTTGTCCTACAGCTCCAGCTCTTACTGGTGCTTCATTTAACGCTTCGTCTTCGTTCAAGAGACCTTCAAGCCAACCTGGTTCAAGTTGACCTTCCTGAATCATTGATTCATATGAGTTCTGGAGAACGATGGAAGTGTTGAGTTTTTCATCGTAATCTTCTAAACCTTCAGTAAGCCAGCTCCAGTTTTCAACTAAATCTTTTTCTTCCTGAAGTCTTTGATTTCTATTAAGATACATAAAACTTCCTCCATTAAAGTTATCATTTTTTCTTTTTATTGTTATCTAAGTTATACCTTTACGATATACAGAAAACTATATTATTAACTAAATATAAGTTAATTTTTTATTTTCTGGACAGGTTAGCCATTTCAGATAAGAATGAATTCATTTTCTTTGGATTTTTTTCCTCAGAACCTTCTTCACCTTCGTTTATATATGAGTCATCAGAGTCATCAGTAGATTCATCTACATCATCATCTTCTTCTTCATCCTCTTCGTCGTCGATGTCTTCTCCGTCTTCGTCGTAGTCATCTTCTTCTTCTTCTTCGTCTTCTTCTTCTTCTTCTTCGTCATCATCTGATTCAGCGATAACTCCAAGGGATTCAATTAGTTCGTAGAATTGTTCAGTAACTTCTTCTGAGTTACCTTCTTTAATCATTGCTAGGATTATATTCTGAGTTTTCTCAGAGTATGGTCCAATTAAATCCGCTAGTGCAGTAGCACCTTCGTCCAACTCAATTTGTCTCTTCATCTCATCATTCTGTTCTCTAAGAGTTTGAATTTCTTCAGCAAATACATTACCATAATACTCTTCGTTAAGAGTAGGTGCGATAAGTTCTTTTACTTTTTCAAGAATCTGTAGTTCTGGGTTGGAAGATACCATTTCGGAAATAACCTCAGTTCGAAGTTCAGTTCTCATTTCGTCAAGAGCATTTACCATTTTTTGAGCATAACTTTCTTTAAGTTCTGCTTGGTATCCTCTATTTGCTTCTTCGAGTTCTTCAATCTTACTAGCTTTTAATTCCTCAACTTCTTCAAGAAGATCAGCATATACACTTTCTTTCCAAGTAGTTAAACTTTCTCGGAGAAGGTTTTCATCTTCATTTGAGAGTTCCATGTTAAGAATCTCTTTAGCCATAATATTCCTCCAAATATTTATTTATTATTTACTATATTAAGGTATTGTAGTATTACCTTTAATAGATTATAAAACAGGGGGTTTAATCCCTGTCGTTTAATTATTTAGTTCTTTCGTTAAAAGAAATTAGTCCAGAGTTACCAAGAATACTTTCTTTCAATCCTAGATTTTTTTGAAGTTTTTCTGTATTAAATTCATCACCTTTATTAACTCTACTATTTGGGTCAGTTTTTAAACCAGTATCTCCATTCTCAGATTTATTAGCTTTCCGTTTCTCGTTGGAAGCTTTTGAACGTTCAGCTGGAGTTTTGGCTGTTTTTAATTCACCATACTTTCTAGCTGCGGATACTACATCATCAGCTTTTTCATTACCAACAAGTAATTTTCTTAAACCAGCTACTGCTTGAGCATTAAATGGTTTATTCATTCTTGTTTTGAAGTTATCAACATAACTTTTAGCAATGCTTTCTGGAGTTCCATTTAAGTCAACCCCTTCTAAGTCAGCTTTTGACATTTCATCAAGAGTTTCCTCTGACATATTAACTGAGAAATTTCCACTATCAATTTGTTTAAATACCATTAATTTCTTTCTAGCTATTTCTATAGCTTTAGAAATCTCTTCTTCAAACTTATCAGAAGCTTCATCATCAAGTCCATTATCTTTTTGTGGTTTTCCTTTTTCGATATCATCTTCAACAAGGTCGAACATTTTATCTATTACTTCATAAAAACCCCACTCTTTAAACGTATGCAGAAATCTAAAAGGAGATTTAACTTTTCCTACTAATCTGGATTTAAACTTTCCTTTATTACTAGAGCCCTCTTCTTCAGCATTTCCTAAGATATTTGTTATGTTTATTATATAAGGGTCTTCTATACCTTTAATGAACACTTTTATCTTAGAAAAAAATCTATTTTTCTGCCATTTAGTAATCAACCCAGTATCTTTCCATCTCTTCATTTCGGCAGTAAACACCTCTAATGATTTTCCAGATAAAAGTGGGTGACTTATTGTGTTTAACGCACTCTCATTAACTAAGAATGTATTATTCATTTGTTCAGTACGAGTTATAACACCAGACATTTGTCTTAGTTCGTTCTTGTTTTCATTCATTGAACACCTCCAAACAAATCATCCCATACTTGAGAAAAATTTGATGATTCACTATTATAACTCTCATTAACGGATTCTGATACAAAACTAGGTCTTCCATCATCACCAGCACTTGGGTCAAAAACAACATCAATTGCTTTCATTCTTAATCCAGGTTGAACTTCTAATAGGCTTTCACCTAAAGCTCCTCTAATTGCTTTAACTCCACCAAGTGCTCTTGTAGATACACCTAGTCGAACTCCACCTTCTATTAGTTTCTTTAATTCTCTACCTTCTGTAGTATCAAGAACAACCATTTCCGCTAAAACAGCTCCATCTGGAGCCATTTCTATCTTAGTAATCTTATGTGAAATTTTATTCACATTTATCTTAGGTGTAGGTGGATGATCTAACTCACCAACAAAACCACCAGCAGATACACTCTCTTGTATAGACTCAAGAGCTTCCTTCATTACTTCGAAAGGATAAATTCTTTTATTCTTATTAAGAACACCAGCTCGTGAAACAACACCTCTGATATAAAAATCTTTTCCTTCTTTTGCGGATTCAGTGAGTTGGTATTGAAACGTTTCTTGAAAATCTTCTAAAAACATATTGTTATCCATAACAACTCTCCTTTACTTTTCTTTCTTCATTGCTCTTAGATTAGCCATTTTTTCTTTATTTCCGGTTAATCCTTTTACTTTGTTCTTCCAGTCATTAGAAAAATTTACAGCTTTATCTCCGGCTGTATTTACTTTTCCAATTACATTAGCTTTGAACTTATCAGTCTTCTCTTTTCTGTTTGTAGCAATATCATTTTTTTGTTGAGAAATTCTTCCTTTAACAGCAGATTTTTCTTTTGACTTTGTTATCATCGGATTAACCTTTAATGCTTTTTCGTAAGATTTTTCTATTAACTTAGAATAATGCTTGAATTGAGAATAAAAAGAATTAAGTTTAGTCTTAATTTCTCTTGGTAGTGATTTATGAGTAGTAGCATCGTCATCTCTTGCTTTTGACACTTTAGCTTTAGTTGTTGATAACCAAGAATCAAACTCACTAGATAACTTTTCTATTTCAGCTATATACTTCTTATAATCACTAGATAGTTCCAGAATCTCTCTTGCGTTTGGTAGTCCTTTTACTTCTGCCCCAATGTCTCTCGATCCATAAGGATTAGTATATTTTTTAGTAAGGGATTTATAAGGATTTCCCTTAGTTCCAGATTTTGAGTAAAAAGACTGAACATCATTTGTTAGGTCTTTTGTTGAGTATCTTTTTCCTTTATAAACCTCATTAAGTTCTCTGTCTTCGAATAGAATGTCTTCTGATTCTGTATTTTCATGTATTAAATCACTTAGTTTCATTCTAATCTCCTACAGCATTAGAAGCTTAATTGCTTCTTTCACTAATTCAGGTCTTGTGCCTTCATCTACAGAAACATCAAGTTTTCCAATAATATCATCAAGTTTTTCTTTGAGCTTCTCGTCTTCTATTTTTTCGGCAATTTTTTTAAGTTCATCGGCAATTTCTTGAATTTCTTCAGGAGTTAGTTCCTTAGCTGGTTCTTCATCCTTCTCTTCATCATCGTTGTCTTCTCTTTCTTCACTAGAAACTTCATCTTCATCTTCCATTTCTGAAATATAAGATTCAGCTAAAGATAATACTTCTTCGTCTTCAAATATAATTTGTAAGCCTTTTTGTATATCTTCAAGAGATTCTCTTAAATCTTTGTTTGTAATAATTGCTTTCCCAAAAAGAGTTTTTCTATCAGCTGTATCTAAAAGAAATACCTGTGGGAATTCTTCTAATAATGCAACTAGTTTCTCTTTACCAGATTCTACATCCTCTATGAATGTAGAGACAGCCTCTTTAAATGATTTTTTGAAAGACTCTCTCTTCCATAAGTCATTAGCTTTTTCAGCAGCAGTAGAGTTAATTAGTTTAACATTTTCAGTTTCAACAAGTGATACTACTACTTTGTCTTTCCAGTTGAAGTATTTAGCTTCTGTAATTGGGTTTGTTTCAAGTCTCTTTACATAAGATTTGAAATAAGGTTTCTCTGTAATAGAAATTTCTCCGTTAGCTTCTGCTAACTGCTTGTAATCAATTATACCATCAAAATCCTTTGTTGAAAGGGCTTCTGATATAATATCATTAACAAACTTTTCTTGTTCTATAACAGACTGTCTATATGCTTCTGCAAGTTCTCCGATTGAAGAATCTTCTGATTCAAAAAAGTTAGAAACACTTCCTTTAAAATCATTTTCCTCTTTCTCTAATTCAATAGGCTGAAAATTTTCAAGTGTAAGAACTAAATTCTTACCATCGAAGTCATAATCAGCTGCATAAAATTGACCATCTTCATGATCAAGGAGAATAACACTATCCTCAAACATTGACACTAGTGCCGCATTTGATGATTCGTTTACTACAGAAGCAGCAACTTTTTCGACATTTCGATTTGAAAAAAGATTAAGTTCCTCAAATTCTCTGATTGTCATATTTAGACTCATAACTGTCCTCCATAAAATTTATATTTTTATTATTTAATTTTCTTTTTATTATTTTCTAAACAAGTTTTACAAAACTCTTTACCTATAACAGCTTCCTTTTTACATCCATCTGTTTTGCATTTAACGATTCCGCTTTTGCTTTTTATTTCTTCCATTAAGTTCATCTTCTTTTCCTCTTATATGTATTTATTTACACCACGATATACTCTCTTGATGTTACTATTAACTATATCTTCAAACTTTATAGTAATTTTTCTCATTGATTCATTACTATAATGTTCTTCTAATATATCCTCTTTTATTGACCGATTAATACAAATTGCAGAAAATCCATCTGTTTCTAAGATTTCTAAGAAATCTCCTTTAGTGTTATCTTTGAAGAACTCATAAAAGATGGTATTATCTTTTTTAAATTCTTTCTTGGCTTTACTTGAGCAAGCAAGTGGCTTAGTAGCTTTATTGCCTTTTGTAAATATATTCTTGATTTCTTCTTTAATTGATACATCTGGATAGATTGGTTTCAATACCTCATAATACTGTCCAACCTCAAACTTTGGAGTTTGAGACCTAACTTCGTTCAATAATTGATTCAATGTATATTTTTTACTCATACCTTACCTTTCCGTAGTTATAAAACACGATGACTAATCTTCCTTTATATAAGATTTAGTAGAACATTTAATTTTTATTTCTTCATAGGTTTCTACTAGGGAAGTAACTCCATCTACCATCTTACGTTTCTTTGTTTCTTCATATATCTTTATTTCTCTATTATCAAAATCTAAACCTTTAAGTTCATTTACTGACATCTGAGTAAATATATTATTACGATTCTTCTTAGTTTTAGGTTCAATCCCTTGGTGTATTAATCTAGAAACACTCTCAAACATTGGTAATAATGGAGCTTCTTTCTGTCCATCACCAACTGCCTTAACTACTCTAAAGAAATCATCTTTGTTCTCCATTAAAAAGTCTTGTCCTAATAAATTAATCATTGCACTTGCAGCTAATTCTTCTGGAGCTGGTGCTTCACCTTCTGCTGGAACTTCACCACCTGCTGCTGGGTCCATACCCATATCACCACCAGGCGTTCCACCAGACATATCCATACCACCAGCTTCGGCACCTGCACCACCACCAGCACTTCTCTCTAATTGTTTCTGTAATTCAATATCAGCAATTTCTTTATCAGAAAATTTTAATATCTTCTTCATTATCCATGACTCTGGGAACATCTCTAATCCTTTAATAGTTCCAATCAATGCCATTCTTTGATTAAAGATATCTATTTCAGTTATCTCTTTCACATTAGATGGAGGTGTTAACTCTATCTTAAAGTTATGTAAATCCTCTTTCTTAAATCCATGAAAGAATAACTCTAATGCAGCTAGTTTATTTAATCCTTGTATTATCTGTGCTTGAACTCTCTCTATAAAACGGCCAAATTTCGTATCCAACTGTGAAAGACTTCTTGACTTATCAGAAGCTTCTCCCATATACTGTGGTGGTATATTCATTGTCTTTAATATTTTATCTTTGAAGTATTTCAGTAATGGATCATCTGTACCAGATGCACCCATAGCTGTTCCACCTTGTAGTGTATCAATTCTAGTTCCTGTAGAACCTTCTCGAACTGGTACAAAGATATCAGATGTAATACTCATAACATTTGCTTTCTTATTAATGTTTCCTTTTTCATCTATAAAAGATTGTGAACGATAACTATTCTTCATTTTATTTAAGAACTTCTTTGCTTCAATAGGATTTAAGTTACCTACATCTATATAGAAAACCCTTCTCTCTGGTGCTCTAGATATTCTATATACTAACATGATATCTTCTAACATCACTAGTCTACGATATGTTCTAACACCTGATTTTAATAAAGAACCACCATAAGGAGCTGTCTCTTTATTCTCTATATTAAAATGTAATATCTGCCAAGGAAATAGTTTATATTCTTGTATATCATTCTTAGTCCCAAATGAACCATCAATAGGTCTTTTTGTTGTTCTATATGTGAAGTGACTAAGCTTACCATTGATTTCAATTCTCTCTACTTTCCGTGGTTCTAAATATCTTATTCTTTTAATCTCTTTTGGTTTCTTAAAGTCATCTACTATAACCTCATAAAAGTTATCTCCAAATTTAATTGTTTCATAAATAATACTCCATAACTCATTATTCATATCTAACTTATTTATCATTAAATCTGTTATGGTTTCCTTGATAGATTCATCATCAGAATATATTTTTATTGTATCACCAGCTTCATTAGGTTGTGTAGCATCATCAGCTATTAATTCTAATCCTCTATGAATAAACTCCATTGTATCCATTTCACTATAAGTATCATATTTACCTGATCTATCAGTAGCGTTACTATCACCAAATTCTTGGTCATCAAAAAAGATATTTAAATCTGATTGGTCTATCCCTGAAGACATATCATCAAATTGTTTAATTGATTTCTTTGGGTCCATATCTGATTGAGCATTAGAATCCATTTGTTTGGCAGTGTTTATAGCTTGTTGTATTTTAACAGATTGTTTCTCGTCAATCTCTCCTACTTCTTTTCCATTCAATAACATATTAACTATCCTTTCTTATTATGGATTTAGACATACCACTCTTCTTCTCTACATCTATTGGGTTTTGTTTCTTTCCATAATACTTAACTATATACTGGATGAGACTACCAGAAAATTTATCTTTTTCCATCTCTGATTTTAAATTAGATAACATCGTATTTACATCAGTATCTCCTTTCTTTGCCATCCCTATCCATTCAGATAAACCCATCTTTTTGTTATTATACAAGACTACAAATTTACCATCTTCACTATAAAATTCAGCAGTAGATTCATTTACTTTTCTTTGAGCCTTTCTTATTCTATTTAACTCTTTTATTTTCTCTTCTTTCTTCTTTAATATAATAGCTTTATTCTGTTGGGATATCTTTAACATCTTATCAGCTTTCTCTCCTGGTGTCATATTCAATTCTATATTTTCTTTTCTTTCTTTTCTTTCTTCTTTCTTCTCTTGAGACGTCTTACTACTTAATCCTTTTCCTGCTCTTTGTTCACTAGATAATTTAAGTCTCCCAGAACCATCACCATGAGCCCTAGAACCTCCATCCTCTAAGTTATGCCTCTTTGACTTCAATCTATCCTCAGTGTCCTTCATAGAACGTTCTAGTTGTCCTTTTATACTAGTCTCTTTCTTTTTTAAAGCTAATTCTCTATTCTTATCATAAGAGAAAACTTTAGAACCTAATTTGTTCTTTATCATCTTGTCTTTTATCTTCTTGGATAAGTTTTGTGTATAGTTCACTTATTTTCTCCGTTTTTTGTTGATTAGTTGTTTTTACCTTTACCATTCTTAACGAAAACATAGGTATTTTCTGTTATATACTCTAATACATAACCAAAGGACTCACACCATCGTTGGTATATAGAGCCTAACTTGGGGTTATCTGTCTCATAGAACACTACATCTGGGTTGTTTATCAAGGCATAAGTCTTACCTGTATACTCTAATACCTTGATTAACTTATAAACGTTTATATCAGTAGTTGTTCGAGAACCCTCTATATCCTCTATAAGCTCCCAATCATACCCTACCATTCCCTTAATATTCCTATCTATTAAGGGAGTGAATAGTAAGTCTTCCGGTTCCTTTACATAAGAGTTGTAGTCATTGATGTCAGAAAAGAAAGTTGCAGAAAATCTAACAAGCGTTCCATCAATCTCTGTTTCATAGGTAGTCACCCCATCTTCATACGTTTCTACTATTATTTTATCAGCCAATTGTATTCCTCCCTAGAACATCCATGTGTTTCTTGGAAGTCCATACCATCTTCTCTATCATCAGTCGTAACTAATCCAAAACCTCTATCAGGTTTTTGTTCTGCTATTGTAGGAGAATCATTAGTCATATCATCAATAGTAATTATTTCTCCATTATCTCCTATGATGAATGAATCACCAGAGACAACAGCTTTGTTTCTATTATACATTGCAATAGCAAACCCCATGATACTATCATCATGAGAACCAGCAGCATGTTCTGCTTTGTTACCACCGTTCCATATCCATGTATTCATCTCTAACCATAATCGTTTAGAATAAACCTTAACAGTATCCCATAGTTCAGGAACAGTCATCCAATCAATGAAGTCATTAACGATTAGTTTTCTAGTCTTAACATCAGTAATCCAACCAGTATAACGAGATACATTGTTCTTCTTCTTTAATTGTTTAAAGAGATTACTATATGGATCGAGTTCACTATAATATAAACCATTGAATACAGCTTCACCTATTGAGTTACTCTCGATAACTACGAAGGCTTCATTATACCATTGAGCTATTTTCTTTATGAGTCTAGTGAAGTTTGGTGTAGAGATATATCCTTTATATTCACATACCTGTTCATATTCTCCTACATCAATTACTTGTATTGAACTGTAGTCATTACCTGTTCCTGTTCCAACATCGACACCTATTATATATCTGTGTCCTGGAACTGGGTCCTTCCATGTCCATAAACCATCATATGATTCTGTTCCAAATTTATCTATTCTCATAGGTTCTTTAATTGCTGATTCTACTATAGATAATATATCTTCATTGAATACTTTATCACCTGCGATAATGAAGTCATGTAAAACCTCTTGTCTATATATAGTTGCACCTAAGTCTTTATAGGATGCTGATAACCATTCATTATCATTATAGAGTTCTCTAGCAATCGGAGTGAACATCTTCTTATAATAATCTTTAACCTTCTTGTCGTAATAATAACCTTTTGAAATTGCCTGGTCGAGTATTTCGTTATACCCCTTCTTGGGTCCTCCAATACGTTCATCATCTGGAATCTCCCACCAATCTACCTCAAGATATTTTGTTCCTTTTTCGTTACTTCTAGCTCCTACTACTTGTTCATAATAATAAGAACCTTTACCAGAAGTTCCATTAGGAGTTGAGATTAATATCATTTGTCCACCAGTCTTATTAAGAGTAGGTTGAGCAGAAGCAACAATACCTCTAACCATTTTGTCTGATTGATAATGGGCACACTCATCCATAATTAATATAGATAACGAATCACCCCTTCCTGCATTATCTGATTGAGATTCTGATAGTATTTCTGAAACAGAACCATTCCCATGATCGAAAACAATCTTTTGTTGATTCTGTACTTTGATTGGAGTTCTCATCCACTCTGGGAGATGTCCCATTGTAGAATGTATCTTCTTAACGAATGTCTGAGCTTTTAGTTGTTTAATAGAAACAACATCAATAGATTCAGCCGAGAAGAAATGTGCTTTCCAGAATGCATAGAGAGCGAATATAGTTGACATTCCACACTGTCTAGTTTTATCTAATACAATCTTTCTATGTTTATCTACTTCTTTAGCCATTTCAGATTGAAAATGGTATGGTTGCATTGCTATGGTTCCTAGTCCTGGAATATCAACCATACCATACATATGAATGAAATAACTAAATGAATTCTTAATAAGATATACTTCTATATTAGAATCTACTAATTCTTCTTCATTGGTATTATATATTGTATATACATTTGTTCCTGACATAATATCTATACAGTCATCAAATGTGACTTGTATTTCATGCTTTTTAATCTTTGTTTCTATAGAGCTTACAAAGACTTGTTCTTCTTTAGTGAGTGCCATTTTATTCTCCTGTCGTTCTCCTATTTTAATGATTTCTTGAATGTTTTTAGTTCTTTATTGTATGCTGAGTAATATCTCATAGCTTTTGGGAAATCATCTTTCAATTCATTAATCCAATCCACCTTACCAGTTTTTCTTTTCCACGTTCTATACATAGCGATAAACCTATTAGTATTAAGGATCATAATAGGTTTATCTTTTATCTTAAAGTTTGGAATAGTAGTTCCTTCGAAGATATCAGATAATTGAACTCCTTCTACTATATATAATTGATTAGATGTTTTATACATCTCTATAATTATTCTATCAAATTTTAATCCATCCTTCTTGATGTTTTTTGTTAATTTAACCCATTTATTATTTTCATCTTGTTCGTTATCCATCATATCTATTTCAAATACCTCTGCGTTCTTTTCTTCTCCGAGTTTTTTTGATATAGTAGATTTCCCACTACCAGAAGTTCCAGTAATAAATAAGATGTTATTGCCTTTTGATTTTTTCCATTTATCTATATTGTGTTCTGTTATATTGTTTTTAGATTCATTTAATATACCTGCATTTTTTTGTATATCTTCCATTAATATCATTGTTGTTCTCCTTTAGTGAGTGCCATTTATTCCTCTTTATATATTAACTAATTCTTTTAGGTTGTGTTTTATATCGTAATTCCATATCTGACATTGACATTTTATTAGGGTTCTACCATTAGAAATCATTCTTAATTTATTACCTAATACTACGAACCTTATAGGTTTTGATTGTTTAATAATATATTCTTCTAATTCTTTTTTATTATTAACACCATCATAAGTCATAGCTTTAATTAGTTTATCAATAAATGGTTTAGGTAATTTATCTAATGATATTTTCTTAACTTTCTTTGTATTTACTTCTCCAGTAAAAAATACTTCATTCTTCATTTCAGTATCTTTCATATTGATATCAGAGAATAACTTCATAATTATTGTTTCTTCTGTTAAGATTCCTTCTTCTAATTTATTTAGTAGTTTATCTATTTTCATATATATATCCTTATAGTCTTATATATCCTTATAGTCTTATATATGTAACTTGACAAAAATGTTTTTAGATGGTATACTTATATTATATAAGAAGGAAAAAGAAAAATGAAAATAGGAATAGTTGGTTCAAGAGGTTTTAATAACTATACAAGTTTTAAACAAGTAGTCTCTGGGTTTATACAAGATGGAGATAGTATCGTATCAGGTGGTGCCCCTAAAGGTGCAGATAGTATGGCTGAGTTATATGCAAAAGAAGAATATATAGAGATTAAAATCTTTAAAGCTGATTGGGATAAATACCATGAAGGTGCTGGTATGATTAGAAATGGATATATAGTAGATGAGTCTGATTTTGTTATTGCCTTTTGGGATGGAACATCTCGTGGAACAAAAGATACAATAACAAAATGTAAGAACTTAAATAAACAATGTATAATAATAGATGTTAAAGGAATAGTAAATGAAGACAAAAATAACCACAGGATCAAACGCGAAAATCATATTCTCACGGGACTCTAGAAAAGATATAGATTTTGAATTTGTAGTTTTACAATCATTACCTAATGTAGAACACATAGAAGATTATGATTCTATAACCTTTGATTGGGAAACTTTCTCAACACAGAAGAGTATGAGATGATAATATATTTCATAGTAGTAATATTGTTAGCTTTAATATGTGGGAAGTTGTTCCCTGTAGTTCCATATAATGATGGAATGATGGTAACAAAGATGATAGTCAATCAAAAAACATTTGATACTATCAGTAAACTTACTGGTTCAGATGAAAAAGTTTATCGTGGTATACCATTATTTATACATGAGTCAGTTGAAGATGGTGAAATTTTAGCGATAAAAAAAAGAAGGGATGAACCTTCTTTTCCTACTATGTCTTATTTACCATATTAATATGTTACTTATGTTCTTTCTCTATTTTATCCATTTTGTCTAAATACCCAAATTGTTCAAGTTCTTTATAAACAAGATTGTTTAGTGATTTGTTAGAATCATTATCAGATGTTATATCTATAGAGAACTTGAATTTATTATCATCATCTCTGAACCCTTCACCTCTAATACTTTTTATAATATAATGAGCTAGTCTAATACTATCTACATCGGCTTATATTTCGGTTTCTATTCTTGATATTTCTTCATCAATTTCTTCTTGTTTCATATAAGAGTTTTTAGAGTTTGATAGTTCTTTATATTTTTTTAAATCTTTTTTATCTCTCTGTAATTCACTTAATCTTAAATCAATTGCATCCATAAAAAACTTTGCTATCTCTAAACTATATTTTCCTGGAACTGTATTGTTGTCCATAGATGGTTTTCTAACCCAAGTATCAGACATCAAGTCATAAAGAGTTTTACTTTCATCTATATCTTTTGTATCTGGGGATATATAGAAATTAACTGGATGTCCTTGTAGGTTATTACCATTAGGTAATTGTTTCCATATTTTTGTTATCTCTTCTTTTGAGTTTGTTGTTATAATATTAACATCAATATCACTACTAGAATTATATTGAAAAGTTGTAATAGAACCTATTACAAACCAATTAACTATTTCTATATCAGGCATCATTTTTTCTGCCCACTTATTGAATCTTGATATCAGTTCGTTTTTCACACTTGACTTCATTTTCATATTTTTATCAAATACTGTTGGGTCTAGTGTCTTTCTAGGATAGTCTAAAATATTTTCATTCATCAACTCTTTTGTTAATGATGATAAAAGCTTATCTATGTTCATATAATTCTCCAGTCTTATACTTTATCTTTACATACTTACTTTTTAAAGTGACTTTTTA